ATTTACGTCGGTAGGAGCGTAAACCCATGGATAGTACATTGCTGCGTGCTCTGCACCATCTTCACCGGTAAGGTCTCCTGCTGCTGTTTTTATCTCTTCAACAGTGTCGTCCTCGGCTGAATGAAGAATAGCAATTCTGCTATAAGTATTTGCATGGTTCAATATGTCGAGATTAATCCAACGTGTCTCTGGGCAAGAAACTGCTCCAGGTCCAAGTGATTCGCTAAACTTTTCAAAAGCGTCAATAAATGCTTGATAAGTTACATCAACACTGTCGTCGGTTCTGTTGTCAGAACCAGTAGAGAACGCTGTTGCTGCGGAAACAGCAATAATTGTATCGCTGACTTTAACGGCGGTTGCGTAATTGGCAGCAACAAGGCTGGAGTTGATTGCGTTTACCAACTCAGTATTTGTTGATTTAAGTCCAGTTGAATAAACTAGTTCGTCATTGTAGCGGAACTGAATATTTCTTTTAGTACTTGCTGCTCCGGTTCCTGCAACTACGGTTGTCGTCAGGTTGGCTGACCAAGCACCAGCACCGTTAGCGGTGAGCGTAATTGCGTTTGCTGGGGCTGATGTGGCCAGGGTGCGAGTTCCTGTCGTTGCACTAGGTCCGACCACTCTTGCGATGTAGCACTGGGTTCCACCTTCTTCAAAAAATGCCTGAACTGTTGGATGAAGATACGCGTATGTTTGGTATCCTCCAAACTTCTCTTCAAACTCAGAAAGGTTTTGAACCAAGACTGCCTGAGCAGCCGTTCCCTTTTCTGCAAGGCCGACAAAAAAAGCCTGAGAAGACTCGCGAACAGTTTCGCTTGATGGACCTGTTCTTACTGCTGTTGTTACTGTTATTCCTGGCATGGGACCTCTCTCCGTTATTTTCTATTGCTCATCTAAAGATGCAATTGTTTCTTCGGATGAACTCAATTGTACAGATTCTTTAGCCTCAGTCTCTGCAACTGTCACCGAAGTTTCTTCTAATAGTTTTTCCTTGTTAACGACGGTAATAACTTTTTTCATTTTTGTTTTACCCTCTTTACTTTCAACAACTGTTAACCTGTTATCTTTAATGGCTCTTTCTACTCTTTCATCCGACCCGCAATACCATGCTTGGTTTCCTGGATAAAGGTTTACATGGCCCACATCTACCGTATTAAGGCTGGTGTTTTCAAGAACCAAAAAGTCAGCGTCACATTCAAAAGAAACGCCTTCTTTTATCTTTGTCAATTTATGTTCGTGAGGCATAGAAAACTCCTAGTAGTTATCTGAGTATTGTACATTATTCAGTCAGGCAAAAAAGAAAGATGCTGATAGATGAGTTCTTTTTCCGTAAATACTCCCCTATCAGGTCTTTCGATAGTTTCGTCCATGTTAAGGGTATATGACAAATATGCGCCAGCAAGAACCCTGTCTCCCTTTAAAAGGGTGAGGTCTGAAAATTGTTCCTGCATGGTTGACTCATCAATTTCTGCCTTGAAGTAGTCGTTTGGGTCAACGGCATTGAGGCACGGATAATCCAACAACGCCGACCTGACCACGGTAGTGAGCCTGTCTCTCATTGAGGTTGCTGGTTCAGACTGCTCCGTTTTGACCCAAACATAAGTACGCATTGCGTACGAAACCCTGTAAAGAGGATTGGATGAATCGTATCCAATTCTAGTAATAGAGTTAGTTGACATAACAACATTAATTATGGTTGGCCAACTATCCAAAGCAATTGGTTCGTAAACAAAATACGAAACAGGAGATGGCAACTGAATATCATCAAGACCCCACTCGTTTCTGTAGGAAACTATCCTGACGGGTATGTCTTGCTGCAAGTACTCATTGACGTAGTTTTTGGGATAGTACGCCCCAAACATGACTTTCATTATTTTGCTTCTTTTTCAATATAGTCGCCAATTTTTTCTGCCAATTTTACAGCAAACATTGGAGGCTCAAAAATAATTTCTCTCTTGGGCATGCTGTATGTTCCGTACTGATGAAATTTTGCTACTTCGGCGTTTGTTCCAAAAGAAGCAGACATGTTGTCTATTTTGCTGACTTCTAGTTTAGAAACTGATTGAAAGAGTTTTCCGCTTTGTATCAATGTAGGCGCTCCTGGATATCTAGAAGATTTCCATGAACCGTATTCAGCGTCAAGCGGTTCCCATGTTCCACTACCATTACTCAAAAAATGGTCAGTGTATATTTTTTTTAAGTCTTCTCGTGCTTCTTTAAAAACCGGTTTTAAATGAGTAGCCGCTTTTTCTATTTTTTTAATTAAAGAAATTGCTTTATCTGGGTCGTACTCAATATCAACACTAAAATAAGTAGCCATTATGCGACTCTTACTCTTCTGTATTTTTTAACAGACAAAAGTTCCCTTTCGGTGAATCCTGTCTCCATTGGGGCAACGTTTCTTGGCTCTAAATCCTTAATACCAACAACATCATCATGCATGTTTTGCATTTCTCTAGTTGCTGCTCTAAGAATTAATAGTTTGAAAAAAGGTATTAAATTTCCCTCTAATCCTGCTTCGTAATTAACAACAACAGTATCTCCGCCGACAATGTTGAATACTTCAATGCCGTATCGTCTAACGACATAGTTGGTTCCGGTTGCAGTAAAATTTCCAGAAGCATCCGTGGCTACTCCAGGATTAGTAGTAGCGTCCACACTAAAGGTATTGGTAGTTACGGCAGTTATTTTTTTTGTTTGAACATTGTAAGCAGCCGGAAGAAGGTTTTCTACGGTCAAGTACAAACCAAGCGTAAGGTTATGGTTTGCTGAAGTGTATGTAATTTTCCCAGCAGAATAAGAAGCAGCAGTAATCGCTCCTTCTTTTGTTATTGACTCACCAAGATACGTAGGTACTGTTCTTCCGTTATTTATATACACGCTCTTAACTTTGGAAACCGGAGAGTTTCTTAGATAAACAGTGTCCGGAGGAAGTGCGTAGTTCATCGCATTTTGACTTGCGTTACCGTTGGACGTATAGAAAGAAGATTCCAAATTTCGCTGGTAAAAGAAAGAAGACATCGGAGAAGCCAGATGGTCCGCAGGAATTTTGTACTCTTCAGTAAATTCCGTTACCTCTATAGGTCTTCTTAGGTATGTTTCTAATTCGGACTGAAGACCCTCAAGAACGATTTCTGCAGCGTCCTGCTGTCTCAGGGACAGTGAAATGTCCATGTATGTAACTAGGTCTTGAGTTGTAACAATCATGGTTTTTCTCCATTACTAAGGGAGAAGGTATTACCTGTTCCGTCTAAATAAGTTACCGACTCTGTTAATTCCCGCTCTTACGCCCTCTTTAACAACGTCCGTAACTGTCTCGGACTGTACGCCACCTCTACCGGCCCGTCTATTGGTTGTTGCTGCTGCTGCCGCTGCGGTTCTACGCAGTCTTCCCGCACGTCTTGCTTTGCCACCTCTACGGAAACGTCTTTTTTTCTGATTCACAACGGTTTCTCCTTGGTTATTTCTACCAATTGTACATTATAGGTGATTCACCTGTCCGCATTTGGCGGTTTTTCAATAGATGGAACAGTTTTTGTAATTCCTGCATCTGCTTCAACTGGAACCCATGCCCGAGCGTAAGAATGCTCTGATATTTTTCTGCTTTTTATAAGAGAACCATCAAGCAGCAATTGGACCTCGTCCTCTTTCATTTGCAGTAGAGAACCCAAATCTGATATTTCATACTTTGTAGAATGAATAAGATTTCTAATAATATTAGACGTTGGTTTTGCTAGAAGGTTTCCACGAGACCTATTTAGGCGAAGGTGAAGCATCTGTGCTTCCATGCTGTCGCATTCCATTTCTATCACTGGACACTTGTCTCCAATTATTGGAATTAAGTGTTTTTGTTTTTGAGCCAAGAGAAGCCTTTCGTTTCCATCAATCACAACATTTGTTGACTTTTGAACAACAATAGGGACAATAAAACCGAAGTCTCTCAGTGAAGCAGAAAGCGCAAGCAGGTCTGGACGAAGAATGTACGTCGCCTTAAACGGCGCAATCTTTAAATCCTTGAAATCAATCATTTTAATCTGATGCATTGTCTAACTCCTGTTGTGCTGCTTTTTGTCTAATTGAATGAGATTTTGTTTTTGGACCAACGGGCGAGGCAGCCATGTTTGTTATTTCGCCAGTAAGAAGATTTCTAATTAACCAGTTCATTGGATAAGAATACGGGTCCCTAGCGTGTTTTTTTCTAAAATCAGCGACATAGGCCATGCCTCTCCGTTTGTCATGTTCGTCTGAAGTGTTCTCTTCTATGCATCGCCTGGCTCCCTCAAAACCGTCTACCGCATAACTCTCAATATATTTTTCTATATCAAATTCAGGCCACCACCGTCGCTGAGCGTCTATTTCTGGCCAGATATTCCAGAGGGTGTCGTAGAACTCTGGCTCAGTTGCAACCAGGTCGCCAATCCTTCGGATGGCTACGGCGTGAAGCGGAATACCAACTCTCGTATTTGAACCAGTCATTGATGCAAGGTCGTAGTACTCGCAGTACTCGGCACCATGCTCTTCTGATATGAATTTCATTACGTCATCTATTTGCCAGTCATAAATAACTTTGGCAAATTTTAAAGGTATGGAGCGCTTCATTTTGTACGGAGTGACAATGTAGTTCTCATGAACTTTTTGAACCAGCGACCTGTACCTGACCATTGACTCGTTGGCTCGTACTCCTGTAATAAAAGCAACGCTTCCAGTTTTTCCCTGCATGGTGTAGTAATCAATTCCTTCTGGAAGAGATTCGTCCATCGGTAAACCAAAATGAGAAGCATTGATTGCCCATGACGGCATTTCTCTAACAAGTTTGCCTTCTGCTGCTCTCTGGGAATCCCAGGAAAGAACATTCTGCCTAATCCCTAAAACCCAAATCTCTTCTGGAAGCGGCAGGCAGTACCACTCCATGTCAACCCAGTCATAGTTTCTAACGCGTTCAACGTAGTTTAAGGTTGTTGGGCTAACCATTTCTTCGTCACGGAAAATAACCTTTACCGGACCCAAGCCTCGCTCTTCGTGAATCTCTTTTGCCAAATACAAAACAGCCGTAGAGTCTTTTCCTCCAGAAAACTGAATGCACACAGTGTCAAAGGTGTCGTAGACGTGACGGATACGCTGACGAGCAGCATCAACGCAGGATATGTTGAGAAACATCCTCTGCTTAGTCATTAGTATTTTGCAATCTGCGACAGACGAGATACTTCTGCTTTTAGTTCGTCTACTTGACGGAGAAGGGAATCCCGCTCTTCCGTAACCTTCAGGAGTTGCTGCCAATGAGAAGGAAATCCAGTGATGGTATGCAGTCTCTCAATGTTGTCTCGATATTGTTCCATGTCCATTTTTAAACCTCCGTATGCATGTCAATAAAGTCAATTAACTTTTCTGCTGTTGTTGTTCCCGAAATACCCGGGTCATTGCGTAGATACCTAACAAAGTCATACCATCTACGCTGCTGGTCTGGGTTATCAAAAACAATTGTGTACTGAACTACCGCCTGTGGAGCGGAGCCAGGAGAAACTATGGTGCTACCAGAAATAGCAACCTTGTTGTGGTCCATGTCTTCATTAGCAAATATTTTTCTCTCACCATCTTCGGATTCTTCAATGCGAATATTTGTTGGCGCTGGAGGCGCTGGAGAAGGATTATTAGTGATTACTGGAGTGAAGTAGCCGTCAGCAATAGGTGATATTTCTTCTGACTTGAGTTGACTTTCTTCTATTGCTGCCAACTCAAACTCGTCCCATCCCAAGCCCTCAAATAGTTCAGGGTATTCGTCCCACAGGTCTATGACCAAGTCGTTGAGCATGGCAGTGTCCGTATGACCAAGTTCCATCGTTCGATTGTCCGCAAGAGCAAAAGCAACAGCCCTCTCTTCATCAACGTCCATCTGAACTGCTGCTATTTTTGTCCATCCAAGATTCATCGCTGCCTTGAGTTGATGGTTTCCGGCAATTACAAGATACGTTCCGTCTTTTTCTGGTCTGACGACTATTGGTTTTATTTGACCAAATTCTTTATACGAGGACATAATCGCATCAACATTGCCTTTACGGGGGTTGTTCTGAAGCGGAACAAGTTTCTCTATAGGCAAGCAAAGAGGTAGGAGGTCTTTGGATATGTTTGTCATTAGTTATTTACCTGAATACGAACGTTGGCGTTAAGTGTTCTCAATGCATCTATTGAGGTCCGTAACGATAGCAGTTTTTCCCTCTTTGATTTGAGAAGCGCTTCGGCAATCTTAAAATCAAAGTTTTCATCAGCCAATTTATAATCGGCCCATGCTTCGCGTTCCTTGATTGAGCCTTTTGCTGAAAGGTATTCTTTGGCCCAATTAGATTTATACAAGGCTTCTTTTTTCGCCAAATCTCCCGCCAGGGATTCAAAGGCTTCTGTTTCTTGTTCCAGCATCTCAAGGAGTCGCATTAACTCGTGTTCAATATCTACTTGACTAATAGGGCTATTTCGCGAAATCATTATTCTCCATTAAGTGTTCCATTGGTGACCAATCTATCTTTTCAAAAGAAGAAAGTTGTTCTTTGGTCCATTGATATGCGGATAATCCTACTTTAGTAATAGCCATCTGTTCAAGCACCCACGCATCACATTCATCATTACCAGAAGCGCCACTAAAAATAATTCCGGTCTTTGCTGAGATAGCAGAAATGACTTCACCCTTAGATGCATTCCCTCGTCCAGTTGCAAACTTTGCTCGGCAGGTAGGTGGGATTTCAACAATCGGAATGTTGCATTCAAACAATGTCATTCGGATACAGCCACCGAGTTCACCGATACTGAATGCTTGTCCGCTACGGGAAGCAAACGAGTAGCCCTCAATCATCACGCAGTCAATTTCGTTTTCTAAACACTCATGCAGCACGCTCTTCGTCACCTCGGACAAACGCTCGGCACCCCGTGCTTTAGGGCGGATAACGCTGGTTACGCCGTCCATAGACATTCCTGTGGATGTAAGCGACAGGTCCAGACCCATCAGTTTCATCTCTCCCAGCCCCTTTTGGCTAAACCTAGGTCAAACGAGAGTTGAGGATAATTTCCTATACGGGTATGGCAAGGGCGACAAACAGCCAGTAGGTTCTCTTCGTCAAGGATAGAACCACCCTGCGAGCGACGAATAATCTCGTGAATGTCTTGTGAGGGGCGGCGCATGTATGTTGCAAGCCCATCGTGTTCAGCAAATACTGGACAGGCTTCGCATAGTGGCTTCTCTTCAAGAAGTCTCTTTACGAGAGGTCTACGGATGCTGTATTCTGCTTCCTTTTTTGAGGACCTTCGTTTCATGCAATGACTCTAGTTCATTTTTAAGCGTCTACCGTCATTGAATGTTGTCTTCATTCACGGAATCAAATTCCCATTTGCCTTCCAACGCTGACCAAAGAGCCACGTCTATTGAGGTCTCTTCAAGTTCGTATTTGTGCAGGAGTAAGCGGTGTTGCTGAATAGCATTTTCAAGGAAAGCCACCTTGTCCCATCCGTTTTCTTCTTTAGTTTCACCGGACTCAATCATCATCACAACTTCGTCAAGACGACGGTTGACGTGAAATTTGAATCTTTCAATCTTCTTAATACGAAGTTGATAATCACGATTGGCAGTAGAAGCAAGCCTCTCGCCACTCCTGCCCATTGACAGATACCTGTCGGAATCCGCTTCGGAATCTACGATGAGAGATTCAATCTGCCTATCCAGGTTGCCAATCAAAATGAGAAGGGTATCTTTCCATCTTTCCCAGTTTTCTGATTGCATTAGAACGTTCTTGTCAGAGTAAGAAATTTTTTTCTTTACGTCTTCGGAGACCATTTTGGCAAAAGCATCATCGTTAATCATTAAGACCACGCAGGACACACTTTCTTGAATGAGCACCAATCACAAAGGATTGATTTAGTTGTTGTAAAATCTTCTTTTTCGCAACTGGTGTCTACTTGTTCCTTAACCATGGAAACTTCTTTTTCAACATCAGCAAGCATTTTGTCAGTAACTTCTCGCTTGAAGGAGACTCCGTCTTTGAGGTAGAGGAGTTCAACGCTTTGTGTTTTTCCAACCCCAGTTGACTCCAGGAGATGTGAATAAACAACGAGTTGGAAGAACTTATCTTGAACCCAATTTGCTTTGGGTGTTTTTCCTGTTTTGTAATCGGAAATAACATATCCTAATCCTTCCTGGGAAAATCTATCTATGAATCCCTTAATCGTTACTCCTGCAATTTTTCCATTTAGTTCATGTTCTAGACCTAATGGCGTCATTGTTTGAGGGTCTTCTATCTTCCAAAGATTTTCAATACACCACCAGGATTTCCATCTAAACATGCGTAATGATTCTTTAGATTTGACCCACGGGTAAACCCTTTCACCCCATGATTCACTCCACATATCGGCAGCAATTGTTTTAGCGGTTTCTTTGGTTCTGTCTTCTTCTGGAAGTTTGTAAAAATTTTCCAGCACATCATGAACAAAGTTTCCCATCAGGGTTGCCTCTGTTGGGTCTTCTGAAATCAAATCTATTTTAGAGAATTTAAATTTCAGTTGGCACTGTTTGAATGTTCCAATTGACGAAGGAGATAAATGAGGAGGGGGCGTAAACGCCATTACTCTGCATCCATGCTGATTCTAAGGCACTCACCAGTAAGTGCATCAAGGTCGTCTTTTGTAGCCGTGTTCTTTGTCGGCTTTGGACGACTACCAGCGTAAGTCACCCAAAAGTCATTAAGCGTTTTCTTGCCATCAGCACCGAGTCCTTTGGACAGTTCAACAAACTGTGTCCACATGGCTTCAATGACTGGGTCAACCGATGCTTCTGCCTCAATCTCCATTGCTTCTTCTGTACGAGCAAGATAAAGACCTATTCCAAGTGCCTGAGCAGCCTTTTTCAGTGCGTCAGAAACTGCACCTTTGAATTCGTCGCCTAGGTCAACAATGTCGCCTGCCTTGGTTCGTTTAATTTTCTGACCACCGATTCCATCTTTGGAGACGTTTGCAAATTTTTCTCCATCGGGATAAACCGTCATTCTCACATGAGCAACAATGAAGTCAGGGTCAAGTGAGTCACGCTCGCATTTAACAATCTCGTACGACCAACCGTCAAAACCGAGAACCTTATTCAGTCGGTTAATTACTTCGCTAACAGGGATGTAAGTAAGAGTCGCTCCACCTTTTTTGAGTTGGCGTTCAACTTCTTTGGGAAATGGCTCACTAAACTCAGACTGCATTTTAGTAATGCGCTTCTTTCCCTCTTCTTGAATCTCTTTTATTGTCAACCGATAATCGCCCATCGTGTCGGCTAGTAATTCTTTGTTTAGTTCTGTCTTAATCATAATTATTTATTTCTTTCTTTATTAGCGCCGAAAATAGCAACAGTGGTCTTTGGTTCGCCAGTTTCGCAATACATATCGGGGTTAATGCCTATTTCATTTAATGCCTTTACCCTCCAATATGAAGGACTCAGGTAGTCAAGTAGTTTAATGACTATTTCCTTGGAATCCAACCCCACCTCTCCGGTGTCCATATCAATGGATGATTGCTCAATGCGGTCGTAAACGTTGGATAGCAGATTCTCGTTATCCCATTTTTTACGGGGAGCACTTGTCATGCATTTGATATCAATTCCCGACGGCAGGGTTACGATTGAAGAATTTTCAGCCTGCATTCTCTCGGTCATGGTAGAGGCGTAGGATTCGTAAATCATGGAAATGTCTTTCCTGACTTCATTCAGGGCAACCAATTGCTCCAAGGCCTCATCTAGGGTTAAATCAAGGACTTCACTGCTGTGCAGGTAGTCGTCAAGTTGAATTAGTAAAACAGCAATATCGGCTGGCTTTAGCATTTATAATTTCCAATCATCGTATCTCTAGACGATGATACTGACAATTTTCCTTTGTGGCAACCCCAAACCCGTTAGGTAGGTAAAAGCACCTACGGCAGAGTCAACTTGGTCATCATGGTCACATGCTTCAGGAAAAGAGGAGAGTTCGTCCATCCAGTCCGTTAGCCATGGACCCCTTACTACTCTTACGTTTCCGTTGGCAACCGCAGCCGCAAAGGGTCTGGCTCTCGTTACCTTGTCACCAGTTGAGCGAATTCCTTGAAAATCGTATCCCGGAACGACATATCTGGCATATTGGTCCACAAGGGCTTTACCAGCCGAGCCTGGCTCCTGCTCCATTCTAATACTCACGCCCCTGCCGTCTTCGTAGGCGGTTTGAGCCAAGAACTGCTCTACTTTTTCGCCCTTTGCTCGTATTTTTCGGACATCCAAGATATAGGAGACTCCGCCATCAAATAGCATCAATGTCCCTACTGTCCAGTCCGGATTTGGGTAGGAATGAGATGGCTCCGTTGCCGCTAAGTCCCAAAAACGTACAGCACGAGCCGCAGAGGTAACTGTTGGAACTTCGGCGCTGTCGATGATTATTATGTTTTCCCGCTCAAACAGGGTGCCCAAAGTGGTGGACCACCAGTCTCCTTCTTCAAGTCTGCGACGCTCAATGGGGTCCAATGCCTGCAAGGCTTGACGATACGAGTCTGCGTCAATCCCTGGATTGTCCGTCAATTTGCTGGGAACAAATATGCGCCCCTGCTCCATGCCTTCGACTATAAATCTCTGTCTAACCCAATTGGGAGCAGGGTTTGAGGCGGCACGCATTCGGAGCGGAACCTGAGAAAGTGGTCCGCTGGCTGGTCGGCGTAGTCTCGAAAACATATACCTGTAGTCGGATTCTCTAATTTCTGTAACTTCATCCATTCCTATGAATTGAAATTCAGAACCCTTGTATCTCAAGTAGTCGTTCGTGTTGTTTAAGTAACCAAACGAAACTCTTGCCCCAGAAGGGAAGGTCGCTACATAACTATTTGCATTCCAGTGAATGTCATCAAAATTTTCCATCCATGCTTTAAATCTGTCCATGAGAGCACCTGGGAGTGCCAAGTCGGCATATGTACGACGAAACAAGATTGCGGAATATCCAGGGATGTCAACATATTGCAAAGCAGACATCAGAAGAGCCGAACTTTTGCCTCCTCCAGCCGCACCGCCAAATAGTCCTTCTAGAGAATTGGTTCTGAGAAAGACCTTTTGTGTCAGAGATGGTTCCTCTGGACAAAAAGGAGGTTTTTTGGGTTGAAGGTATTCTAAGACTTTTTCCCAGTCGGTCATAATTTTCTCACTAGGTATTACTGCATAAAACCAATTTATGCACTACGGTTGTTTTCCGCATGAACAATTCCATCACTAATGTCTTTAGTAAATCAGTAAACAGTATTAGTAGTTTTTTGAAAAAAACAAAACAGGCGATGACGAGGTCGTTTCTATCCTATACACTAATGGTAGGATTTATTATATTTACAAGCGTCGGAGCAGGGATATTCTCCCCTGCCTTGGGCTTTTTAGCGGCAGGTGTTACATGTGGAATATTAGGATTCCTATTAGGCGTTGAGTAAAAATGGCCTGGAATAGTTACAACAACAAATCACTTAATAACGAGTCAGCCAAGTCAGTTGGACCCGGCGCGCCCATTTCTCAAAATGCTGGCTACGCAGGAAAACCATACACCGACTCTTGGGATATTGAACGGGTCTACAGAGAAGGCGTAGCAAAAGTTACATGGGTGGCTAGATGCATAGACGCAATCGCAGGAAACCAAGCACGGCTACCAATTGTCTTAAAGAAAGAAAACTCTCCGTTTGGAGAAATTCTTAAAGGTAGTAAAGCAAAAAACTCTGAAATATTAAAGATACTGAATACAAAATCTAACATGGGGGAAAATTCTTTCATCTTTAGATACAGGCTTTCTTCTCAGTTGCTCATGAGCACACGTGGAGTTTTCATAGAAAAAATCTATGGTAGAGACGGAAGAATAATTGCACTCAACCTTCTACCGCCACAAAGCACAGCGCCAATTCCTGACCCCAAGACTTTTGTTTCTGGCTACGAGGTAAGAATGCCCAATGGCGGAGTGGTGGTTATGAAGCCAAAAGACATTATTTGGGTTCGTAAGCCTCACCCTCTTGACCCATATCTTTCGATGACGCCGCTTGAGGCTGCTGGAATTGCTATAGAAATCGAGAACTTAGCAAAGGTTTACAACAGAAACTATTTGATAAATGACGGAAGACCCGGTGGGTTGCTTGTTCTTCGTGGAGAAATTGACGAAGACGACAAGGACGAATTAAGAAATCGTTTTAGAGGAAACCTTGCTCGCGCAGGCGCAACAACAGTCATATCGTCCGATGATGGCGCTGATTTTGTTGATACATCCGCCAGTCCCAGAGACGCTGCCTACATCCAAATGAGACAAATAACAAAAGAAGAAATCCTCGCTTCGTTTGGTGTTCCAGAATCAGTAATCGGAAATGCTTCAGGAAGAACTTTTTCAAACGCTGGGGAAGAAATTAGAGTCTTCTGGAACGAAACAATGTTGCCTCACCTAGAGCCTATTGCTAGAGCGTTGGATGACCTTGACGAAGAATACTATGTTGATTTTGACGTAAGTAATGTTCCTGTTCTTATTCTGTATGAACAGGAAAGAAACAGGTATACGAAGGAAGAATTTACTCAAGGATTAATTAGCCTTAATGAGTACAGAGAAAAAACTGGAAAAAAAGAAGTAGAGAGCGACCTTGCCGACTCCTTACTGCTTAATCCAAACCTAACTCCAATCGCCAACACCAAAAAGAAAATGGAAGAGCCGCCTCAGGCTGGAGTCATGGGTGGACCACCTGCACCTGGAATGCCACCTGGAGCACCCGGAATGCCGCCTGGAGCACCTGGGGACCCTGCCGCTCCTCCAGACCCAACAACCATGCAAGGAGCAATGGACCTGGCTGCACAGAATCAGGGAATGGCTGCGCAAGCGGGATTACCTCCAGAAGGTCCTGAACAGCAAGCATCAATGTCTACGGCACCACAACAAGCCTCTGCTCCTAGTGGTGCAATGCAAACAAAGTCTGTTGACGACAACGAAACTGCTGCTCTGGTGAGATGGACAGAAATCCTAGACAGAAGCCTTGAAAGAATTTTCGAGCGTCAGCAAAGAGTTGTTCTTGAAAAAGCAGCGGGAGTAAAAGCCAGAAAACAATTAATGACTGGATTTCTTGACACTGAAACAATCTTTCAAACCGAAACATGGTCTAAGCAGATAGAGGAAGACGTCAAGCCTGTGCTTAACGCAATAATCACAGATGCTCAAAGTATCTTTTCTGAAAAATCCCTTATTAGAACGCCAATCAAAAAAGAAGACATAGTTTCGCAGGTCAATTCTCAGATATTGAGAATCAAGGCAATAAACGAAGAAACTGCTCAAAGCATAAGCAATTCAATACTTGGAACACTAAATATCCATGACGAAGAAGATAAATCCACAGCATTGAGGGAATCCCTTGTCGGCATCTTTACAAATCTTATTGCTAAAAAGAAAAACGAAATAGCCGAAGCAGAGACAAGAATTGCGTGGTCAATGGGCTCTCGCATGTAGTTTATGTATTCTAAATAAATAAACTGTTTTAAAACTTGCAATGACATCACCCTTTGTTGGTTTATTATTCTCTTGTAACACTTTTGGAGACAACAATGACTAGTAGTAATATTGAGTTTAAAGCGATGCCTGGTCAGGTTAACGTTGATGAAGCACAGGGTATTGTTGAATGCTTTGTTGCTGGTATTGGAAACAAAGACTCCGTAGGGGACGTTCTAATAGCAGGCGCATTTACAAAAAGCCTCACAAGACGCAAACCCCGAGTTGTTTGGGGGCACAACTGGAATGACCCAATCGGTAAAGTTCTTGAGATTTACGAAGTTGCTCCTGGAGACAGAAGACTTCCAGTAAAAATGCTCAATGCCGGTATTGGTGGGCTTTACGCAAGAGTTCAGTTCAACCTGAACTCAGAAAAGGGTAAAGAAGCATTCGCCAATATTGCATTCTTCGGACAAGAGCAGGAATGGTCAATCGGTTACAAAACTCTTGACGCAATCTTTGACCCCAACCTTCAGGCAAACATTCTTAAAGAAGTAGAACTTTACGAAGTGTCTCCAGTTCTTCATGGTGCCAATCAACTGACTGGAACAATATCCGTCAAGTCCGACGACGCTGTTGCTTTGGCTGAATCGGAAAAAGGCTGGGGCATGATGGGCCCTCATCACATGATGGGACAAATGCCACAAAGGCCGACCATGATTATGGTTCAGGACAACGATGACGAGTACGAATCAGAAAAACCTATTTTTGCAGAAGGGTTGTCTCAATCAATCGATGGAGACAAAAAGCAAAGATTAGAAAAGGAAATAATGGAGAGAACTGGTTCTCCCGTTCGCTTGATGAGCGCTACTGAAAGTACTGCAATATTTCAAAGAATGATGCCTAATGGCGCTCCTATGAATTTCAGAATCGGGTACCACACCCCAGACAATTATTCAACATTCATGTTTGGAAAACCTGAACTTATCAAAAATACAAATAATTATTCATCTCCAAACAATAGACCTTCTGGTTCAAGAGTAATTACTCCTTCCCAGATGCCATCAATGCAAATACAGGTCAAGCCTGGATATGAACAGGATTATGAAAAATCCGACATCGCAAGCCAACTGTTGGATTTAGAAGAAATCTTAATGAGTGAAGTTGATGAAAAAGTCGGCAAAACAATAAATAAAAGAAATCTTTCCAAGTTAAAACAAATTATTGAAAATCTTCAAGAAGTGATTTCTTCAGCAGAAAAAGAAGACCTAGAAACAAAAGGTTATTTAATTCCGGTTGAGTTGCACGAAGCGTTTCACGCCAAATCACTACTTGACCCAATCCTTGATTATCACAGAGTTGAATCGCAAGTTACGGAAAATGGAATCCTTATAACCTCCGGCGTAACAAAAGACTTGATAGACGCTATTGATAACGCACAAAAGGGAATCGGTCGAAGTATCGGCGGCAAACCGGGAAAAGGAAGGGCAGCCGGTAGGGCTGCATTCTCAAGGTTTGACCCGAAAGCCTGGGATGGCGATGGAGACGGGTTGGTCCAAGAAGGCACCCCATTTCAGCGCCCTGCGATTCCAGGAGTAAACGATAGGTCCACGCGAGGTCGCGTTAACGCTCAAGCAGCAACACAAGCATTTACTCAGCAGGGTGGATTTGCTTCCACGAGCGGCGGTAGCAATGATTTTAATCGTCAAATTAAACCAGAGCAACGCGTTATTGATTCAGCAGTAAAAATGCTGGAAAAGAATCGTGAATACATTGCGGACAGGATGATGCCCGGAAGAAATAGGGAAATCCTTGATGAAAACTGGGTTGACGAAACAATCAAAAATTTAAAAAAGGGTGAGATATCTCACTTAGACGCAATGAACATAATGAATCTTGTTGCAGATATTGTAAGTAGAAAAATCAACGAAGACCCATCTCTTAGAGATGCAACTAGTGGAGAAGTGTTTCAATATCAAAAATTAAGCAAGCGTCTTCGTAGAGCGATGGTCGCGGGCGTATCTCCAGAAGACATGGACAACATTCGTCGCGGACAGGGAATAACCCGTAGTCAAGTTTCTAAACCAAGAGCATTTGGTTCCACTTCCAAGCCTTCAAGACCATTAAGTTCTTCCACTATCCGCAATATTGATATTCGTGGGATTGACGAAGCCATAGAAGAATTGGCCGCTAAAGACATAGGACTATCTCTTTCAAGATACAGACAATTAATAGACGAAGGTCGTCTTCCAGAACGTTACGATAAAGCGTTTACGGATAGAGTTCAAGTTCTCAATAGCATCTTTCAGGGTTTAAATAGTGAAAAACTAAACAAAAGTCCTGGAACTGTTCTTTCTGGAATCAGAAAGCAACTAGTTGATGCCCTTTCTTCCGAAAGAAACGATTCTAGTTTTATTCAAGGGTTTAACGATAGAAAAGAATTACAAAACTTTATAGATGGAATTGAAAATATTGTTGAATTAGCACTTGTTGACTATTCCCGTGCGGGTGACGAAGAGTCAGAATTAGCAGATGATTTAATGGACGACTTTAGAGAATCTTTGAAAAAAATCTCCGCACAATCAAAAAAACTTTTTGATGCAAGAAGTCGTTCTTTAGATGGAAGAATGCCGAAAGACGCTAAAAAAACATCAGAATCAGAAAAAGAAAGATTATTTGACTTGCTCAAAAATCCTCTCAACATGGAAGAACTTGCTGATTACCTAGACAGCACAGATGGTGTTATTCCAACAAATCCATTCCTTGACAGAATAAGGAAGGGAAACATAAGTGACGAAGATTTGGTAGAACTAAATAGCCTGCTTGAAGATGCACTAGAACAAATTATTACCCTTGACCCAAGCCTTGACCCAGAAAAATTAGCAAAAGAATTTTCTGATGCAATTAGAGAAGGTGCAAAAAATGATGAATCAGGGGTAATCCAGCGCATTGCAAAAGAACTAGGAGACGATGGCGTCAGTCAAGACCTGGTTGAATATCTCAAGTACGGTAGAGAAGGTTCTCCATTCCTTCCAGATAGGGGAAAAAAAGAAAGAGAAATGCTTCGTAGTTTTGCTTCCACGTCTGGGGGCAATAATGACAATATTCCGGTACCTGGAACAGGAAGAACGACGCGAGATTTTGACACAAGTGGTGCTGTTCCAATGCCAGACGAGCCAGACGAAGAGATAATGGGGCGTCTAGAGGAAGTAGCGGCAGATAGGGACTCAAGAACCGCCAAAAGGCGTGGCGAAGGAACAATGCTCGGAAGAAGTGGTCAAATAAGAAGAGACGAACAAGGAAACGTTGACCCAACAGAAGCAAGAGAAGCAAGAGCGGCGTTCGACCAAAATATTTTTAACAAGTTAAGAGAACTTGGTTTTGATGACGAACAAATTGAACTACTAACTGGAGTTCCGGACGGGGGCAGAATACCTGAAGGAGGAAAACCTGCTTCATATTTTGCTTCACAAAGCAGGGCTTCAGGAAAACTTTCAGACAACACTGCATTAAAAAGAATAAATAGAGCAATAAGCGAAAACGGAAACAATGTTCTTGATAGTGACATTTTAAAAGATTTTCTTTCAGGAATGTCGGCCGAAGAAATAAATGAAAAATTTAGTCTTGGAAATCCGCGCGATGCTACTAATGCTGCAAACAGAGAAATAAATAGAATAAAAGCAAATATTGCTTCTAAGGCAAATTCGGACATGGATTTGTTAATTTATTTAGAATCTGGTTTCAGTGTCAAAGACACGGCAGAACTCTTCAACATTTCCCCCCGAGAAGTACGCAAAAGACAAAAACAACTCAAGTTAGAACTTGAAAAAAATATTGAAGACGACGACCTTCTTTATTTGAGAAGTGGTTTAACCCTTGAACAAACAGGAAAAGTTTTGGGTATCGAACCCAAGGAGATTCGTCGCAGAGAACAAATCGCTCTTAAGGCTACCCGACCATCAAAAGGAAATAAAATTGGAAGGAAAAAACAAACAAGAGACGGAACACTTACTCCTCAAAAGAACCTTTCATTCACTCTGGATGACGACCTAGTTGGCTTGCTTAATGAAGAAGTCGGCATGCTTCTTGACAACACCAAGAATCGTGAACCTTTGCTTTTAGTGAAGAAAATTCTTGAAGAATCCAAGGGTGGAAAATTCGAAGTAACCCCAGAGCAGTTTGACAACATTACTGCTGCAATTGAAGATGCATTTGAAAATGGAGTTGTTACGTCTGATTTGTATGAAGTACTAAGTCAAGCATCGGACTCTCTTGATGGGAAGTTTGATATTAGAGAAATCTCAAATCCACCAAAACCCATAAAAGGATTTGCCTCGTCTAGAAGACGTGTTAACAATGGTGCCCCAACAGACATGACCGAACTACAGCAAAGACAATACGTTGCGTGGGCTCGTCAGCAAAGAGGTCTTCGTGTTGCTCAGGAAATAATTCAAGAACACGACAGGAACAATGGACAAATGCCGCCCGCTAGATGGAAGGCGCTTCGTACCATGTATTCAAACATGGCATCACAAGGACCTCGTCGCTCTCCTGGATTTGCATCAAGAGACAGAACTAGCAAACCAACTGCCGGAATCAGAGATGTCGGAACCTCTAATACAGGACCACTTCCTTACATTTATCAAACTAGTGGTTGGAAAAAGGTCGGTGGCGCTGGCGGTCTTAATGAGGCAAGCCAAATGCAGGACCCAAAGACTGGCAAAAAGTTTTATGTTAAGCACACGCGCGCTGGAGAAGAATTCCGTGGGGAATCAGAGATTCTTACAAGCAAGTTGTATCAACTTCTTGGTGTTGGAACAATCAATTATGAGCGTGGTGTTCATAACGGAAAACTTCAACGAGTAAGCGAATGGGACCCAAGCATAAATAGCAGAGTCAACCACGGACAAATGTCACGAGACCCCAAGTTTAGGGCGTCTGTTCAAGGAAGCCTTATTGCTAATGCATGGCTTGCAAACTGGGACGGAACGGGCAATATGTCAAATATTGTTGAGCGTGACGGTGAGGCTGTTATGGCAGACTCCGGTGGTGGTCTTCTTTTCCGCGCCCAAAGGTACAGCGGCATGAAAGGTCCAGTCTCAGGTACTGATTCATTTGGTGCCAAAGTTGAAGAAGTTTTTAACCTAATTAATGGAAAAACAAGAAGTGGACAAAATGTTCAGGTGGATGTTTCTAATGCCTATTACAAAGGTATTGAACCATCCGAGGTTGCAAGACAAGTTAAAGAACTTTCTCAAGTAACAGACGAAGACATTAAAAAACTTGTATCTCAAACAATTAGTAATAAGGCAGACGGCGACAGACTTGCTGAAATATTAATAGCAAGAAGAGACTGGATAGTAGACCACTGGTCAACAGGACAACTTGTAGAAAAGCCTCAGGACACATCTAGAAGCGATGCCTCTGGTTCCAGGGTTCGTCCGTTTGCTTCTTCGTCGGCTGGGTCCAGAAGAGCATTTGCCTCTACGAGCGTAGACGGTCCTGGAGATGATGGTCCTGGTTCAGGAAGAGTCATTAGGGCTAGAGGTCTTGGTGAAGCAGTACCTGGCGGTGGAATTGAAGGCAGAGAAAGAGCATCCGAGACAGGAATATCTCGTGGTGACAATACAGGACTGGAAACAAGATTTGCTGGTAAATCATTTGATGAAACAAAGCCTGACAACTGGGATGAATTAACTCTTGACGAAAAGTGGAATTGGGCGTTAACTGAAGGCAATCCAGAAAACAATCAAACAGGAGAAAGAATGTCTCCGGTTGCTTACAAAAAGTTGCTTACCGACCTGGCAGAAGAAGCGGACAAGGAAGACCTGGCAAGCATGTCTCCAGCGCAGCGTCGTGAAGAAAGAAGAATTAGAAAAGAACAAGACGCAAAAATTGAAGAAATGGGTGACCCTGAAAGCAAGGAAGAAGTAAAACGCAGAATCGAGCAAAGCAAGCCTAAAGAACCTAAAAAACCAGCAGTCACAAAAATTAAAAAATCCGAAAATGCTCAAAAAGCAAAAGAGGAAAGAATAAAACGGCTTGATGCTTTTATAGATTTTATAAATGATAAAAAATCAGAAATAGAAACAGACGAGTACGAAGTTGATGACCATCGCGAACTGTGGGACAAGGTAAGTACCGCCCTGCAAGAAGGGGGTTACGATTTTACAGTAAAGAGTCTAGAGAACGCCATAGTCGTCCTAGATGACTATGTTGGAAGTTTTGAAGATGAACAATTGGCACCTGGAGAAAAGAAAAACCTTACAGCCGCAAAGAAAATGTTAAGAACTCTTATTTCCGCCAAGACCGCATATCAGTCAGATGAATGGATTAACGGAGGAAAAGGCTCCGGAAGCAAACCCACTGCTTTTGCTTCTTCAAGTCGTCAACTACCGGGCATGCCGCCTATTTCCAAAGAGGCTATAGAAGCCAGAAAACAAATGGAAAAGTTAATATCGGATACAAAAAAAGATATTAAAAAAATGCAGGGGACAGGCAAGCCTGGTTCCAGAAGTTTTGCTTCCACTTCCTCTGGTGGCAAGACAATGATTACCGACGAAGCAACGTTCTTTCAGGATATTGAGACATCTATTGTCAAAGAAATTAGAAGAGCAAGAAAAGCCCAAGACGCAAAGGCTGTCAAGGGTCTTACTAAACTTGAAGAAATAATCAGGCGAGACGAGGCTTCCAAAACTGGAAGCAGAAGAACGAACGTTGGAAGCATTTACTTCACAATGGAAGAGGCAGACCAGATTCTTGACGGCCTAATGTTTGCTCTTGATTCTCAAATTGAAGACGGTGGAGAAAAAAGAATTGCTTGGTATTCAAAATTAATAGAACTCATTGCCAAATCTGCTAAATCTACATTTATTGACAAGACAACAAGCGAAATAGGTAAAACCACCAGGACTGGAACCAATTCCAGAGGTCAAACAAGGACAATCAAAACAATACCGGATGCATAATAGTTATTCTGACTGACACCGGAAGCATGCTAAGTTATACTTTAGAGACTTAATTAATTTTGGTATTGACACATTGTCTATACTTACAACAACAGGAGTTAACCATGGCAGAAAAAGTTGAAGTCAGTGTAGACATCGAAGGAAGCGTTCTCAAGTGCGGAAAAGGCCTTAACGTTTCTGAATGCGGATATGTTGCTGGCGCAAAGATTTGTGGCAAGTGCGGAGCAATGCCTATTCAGGTGAAAATGGTACCAGTAGGCCTTGAGGAAAAAGGCATGTACGGAATGAATATGGCAGACGAAGATATGCCGAAGAAAAAGAAAAAAGGCATGGGCATGGCTATGCCTATGGGCGATGAAGAAGACGAAGAAGACGACGAAGAAATGCCAACAAAAGGCATGGGCTACGAAGAAGAAGACGACGAAGAAGACGAAGACATGGCTCCAATGAAATCCTCTAAGAAGGGGATGAATGGCGTCATGATGGAAGACGATGAAGAAGAAGACGACGAAGACGACGATGAAGAAGACGAAGAAGACGACGAAGAAGAAATGAAAATGTACGGCGGAACGGAAGACCTTGATGCCGCACGTAAGAGAAGACTTTCTAGCATGGGTGCGAAATCTGCAGAATTAGGCAGAAATGCCTACATGTGTGCAATTGAAAGAAAAGTCTATCCTGGCGGAACTGGCGTTTGTGACGATTGCCCTGGTGGTTGCGTAGCAGAAAAAGGTATGCCCGGACTTTTGTCAGTAGAAGGAATTGCTGAGAAGATGTTTAGCGGAACAGTTCTTGATTCTGGCTACTCGTCAGATGCTGACATGTTTGTTGTTGATGTTCAGACAAAAGATGGTCGCTCCGTAGAGGTTTTCGTTGATGGAACTACCGCCGAAGTATTGGGATTCCACAAACTTGACGACAGCGCCTTTGAGCAGAAGTCGGCACTTGATTCCATTATGGTCATTGACCTTCATGAAGCAGCAGAAATTGCTGTTAAGTCAATTCAGGGTGACGTTGTTGCTGTAGAGCCAGACATCTTTGAAGGCTTTGATGCTTATGCAGTTGAAATTGAAGGACTTGATGGCAAATCGTATGACGTTTTTGTTTCCCTAGACGGAGAAGTTCTCGGCTACGACAAGTACGAGCCAGAGGAAGCGGAAGCAATTGAATCCGAGGCTGCAGAAATTGCACTCAAGAGAGCATTCAGTGATGAGGCAAGAACACAGATGGCAGAAGAAGGAAAAGCAATGTCTGATGGTTCATACCCAATCGAATCTGTTATGGACCTCAAGAATGCAATCTCTGCATTTGGTCGCGCAAAAGATAAAGAAGCAGCCAAAAAGCACATCATGAAAAGAGCCAAGTCACTCGGACAAGAAACTCTTATTCCTGATAATTGGGTTAGCGGTTCAGGCGAAAAGTCCGGACAACTTCCACAAGATATCAAGTCTTCACTAATTGAATTTGAACTTCTTGAGGAAGAATTCAAAAACACAGACCCTAGCAATTAAGAAAGCGTGGCCCGCATGACGGGGGTGAACTACAAAAAAATTCGCCACTACGCTCCTGGTATACAATCTAAACAGACACGTCTCGACCCGGACTTTTCTGCAATATTATTTAAAGCCGGAGTTAAGGTAACGTCAAGCACGGAAAGATTAATTGCTGACGTCTCAGTAAAAGCGGCAATGCCTACCATGGGTTCTTCTTCTGGAGATTCCGACGGAAAGAAGCGCGGTCTTGAAAGCGCCAGTAAATCATCTCTGACCAATTTGGGAGGAATTGTTTTTGACCCGCAAGGTAAAAAGACTCCAGGAAGTTACTTAAAACTTCACGTTACTGACCCAGAAAAAAAAGAGGCTTTGCTCTCAGCCGACCCTAAGCCAAACTTCGGATGGGTCAAATTTGGAGAAACAAACGCTCTCATAAAACCCAAAGGCGTAACGGTCAATGTCAGTAGACAGAAATTAGACCCTAGAACAGGCAAGCCGATTGCATCTACTGGACATGACCCGTTTGACCCGTTTGCTCCCTATATGGATAACGGAATGCAGGTAAAAAGTCTTGGAAAGACGATTGCCGAATCAAACGCAGGAAGAAAATTGATTCATTTCAGTGCGCGTGCTGCTGGTGTTGTTGTAGATGCTTTAGGAAAATTTAGGTGCCCTGAGGGAACTCCTGCGGCAAACAGATTTACCAATGAAAGAGGAGAAGGGTGTTTTGCCGTCAACTTGGACGCTCTCAAAAATATTGCAACGAATCTTGCTGCTATCAATTCAAATTCTTCAGGGGAAAAAGGGACGTATGCAAACCTTGTTGAGACACTTACTCAATCAGGAGTAAATGTTGGAGAAATAAGAAGAATTTACAAAGAATCAGGAATGACTGGTCTTGTTGCTTTTGCTTCGGAATTAACCTCGGTTTTTACAAAACCACATTTGTTTGGTACTGAAAGATATGAGAACGACGCTTCATACAGAGATGCGATAGCACTCAAAATCAGGGAAGCAATAAATGCAACTGGCACCAGGAATGCTGTTGAAATAATGAAAGCAGTCAAGGAAGCAAAACAGGCAAAAATTGACGCCCTAATGCTTGAACTTAGAGTTACCAAGACTGGTGATGAAGAAAAAGACCTGATAGCGCTACTGGAAGCAATAAGCAAATCAGACAAGTACGGCCTTCTTGCTGACGGACATGAGTTTCAATTTGGCGGAACAAAGGAATCGCATACAGAATTTCTGATAGATAATTTTTTTTACGCTCATGCAGATGCAATACAAAAATACTTTCCCAAAATAACCAACAGTCAAGAACTGCAAGACCAGTACAAAATAGACAAAGATTCCGGAGTAGATACTCCGCTTATAAAAGCAATAGACGCGATGGTGTACCGCGAACAGCAAATGAGAATTGGTGCATTTGAACAAATAGCAATAGATGCAACAGAAGACCCTAAATCGTTTAAAAAAACTAGAATAACAGTCAATCCAACAGGAAAAACAAACCAATACCCAATAGTTGACCCAAAGACTGGGGAAATTTTTAAGCCAGGTTACGACTTCTACGGACTAAACGGCTCTGGCGGTGGTGAAGATTTATACATAGGTTCTGGACCCGCAATACTTGGACACCGTGAAGGACCACCAGAAGGTTCAATAGATTTATATACGGCAACAGGCGGTACACAAGAGGAGCAATGGAAAGCACTTGCTGCTCAGATTCACGCTGATGAAACAGGAAGATATTGGGCCCATACCTACGGCACGGACCTTGCTGCAATGATGGGAGGGGATAATCCATGGCGTAGTTTTGGAACACAAGCAGCGGCGCACGAGATGTATCACATTCAGCAAGTGCGAGCAATTTCGGACTATTTAAAATTTCAGCAGAGCATTGGTACGGACATTGATGAATTGTTAAAAATTTACAAACTAAAAGACGGAACAAAAGTTAGTCCTGGAAAAACCATTGACGACATGGATGGCGACGACCTAATGGCTCTGGCACAAAATTTTTTAGAACAAGCGGACCCTCAAATGTTAAGAGAGGCTCTTGGTGCCGACATAGAAGACCTGATAGAAGCAAGGCTTGACGCTGTAGCAGGTAGGTATTCCGGCGACAAACAGCAAGACGCACTGTATGCAATTAGGGATGGCAGCGCAAGACAGGGAAACGCCGAAAGAAGCGTTGCTCTTTTGGAAACACTTGCCGAAATTGCGGCTAATAGAAAAGTTGGCTTAATCGACGAAAGCGTTGACAAGTTAATTAATCACGTCATAGGCGAAAAAGAAATAATTCCAGAATCTTTTAAGCCCCCTGTAATTCCTGGAGGAACTCCTATTCCTGATGTTCCTGTAGGACCACGTCCTGCAGCATGGGAGGGTTTGTGGTGGTCAAAAGACCAAATCAACGTACCCACCCCTAGTGGTTCGGGTGGTGGTTCGGGTGGGCAAAGAGGTCCATTTGACCCATTCAGTGGAAATAGAAACAGTGATTTGGCAAAAAAAATCAGAGAAGGAACACTGACGAACGAAGACCTGGATGAACTTCTTAACGGAAAAGATAAAGGGGATAAAAATAAAGACGGTTCCCCAAGAAGAGAAGGGGGAATATTAAAAACTTGGCGCGCGGCAAGAAATGTAAGAAAAGATAAGGACAATCCTCAAAATTCCAAAGAAAAACAGAGGATGTTAAACGAGACTCTTGACGAATTACCTCTTGATGAAGAACAACTCAAGGCAATGATACAGAAACTACAGAATGGGGAAGTTCTTTCTCAAGAAGAAGAAGACAAACTTGTCGACAGTATTCAAAAATTGTCCGTCAGATATGACCAATTAATTGAAGATATGGAAAAAGTTCAAGCCGAATACGACCAAGGCTGTCCCGACAGTATCAGTGCTAGAGACAACGCTTTTCCTAACAGGTATGACGATAAGTCCGGTTGTCAGTCATGGTATGAGGGGATGCAGGAGAAGATTGACAGACTTGAATTTGTTAAGGATAGAATCGGAAGAGGATTAAGACCCCAGATAAACGACATCTGGGATATTAATGAGTACGTAAAAGTAAACGGAAAACCCCCTTTTAATCTTAAATTTACACCAGACGCAAATGCTCCGCTTCGTTCCGGCGGAATGGCTTCTGCAAGCAGAATTTCAACTTTGCAGGACTCAAGACTTTCTCCAGAAGAAATATTCATAGCCTCTTCTGCAATGGACGAAGTTCCATCGTCCGTAATGTCTTCTATTGATGTTCCTGGTTATTTAGATGATGTCATAGAAATAAACGACACATTTTCATCTTACGGAATAGAACCACCAGCAGGAACGTCTTTTGACGACACCAAGACCATTGTTCCGCTATTGAGCGTTATTGACAAATCAATAGTTAGTGAAGATTTAATCGCAGAATTTGAAATAGACGAATCGGATTATTCGGTCGGTTCCGTAATAGAAACTTCCGGAGTTAGAAAACTGAGCACTATTGATTCTCCGCAAAACACGGTTGGGTTTGCAAGCACTTCTCGTGGAAGGGCAGCGGTAGTAGGAAGATTGCTTAATTCCAAACAATCTCGAAAGTTAATGAGAACAATGGGTATTGACCCAGAAAACGAAGACCTGGTTTCATTGGCTGCAGAAACGGCACTGGCTTTTTCTGTGGGTGGTCCTGCTGGGGCGATAATACCGATAGCAAGAAGAGCAGGAAAAGACAGCGCTGAAAAAGCGCTACAAATGATGGTTTCAAGAGGTTGGATTACTCAATCAATAGCCTCAAAAATTAGTTCACACGGTCTGGACAAAATTGCAAAAGAAGGATTGCCTGAAGAGATAATTCAACTAATGAAAAATCTTGGAGACTCTGTTTCAAGCAGAGAAAACAAAAACAGTGCATTAAGAATGGCCACGGCACTGAGAGAACGTTCAGACGAAATTAAAGAAACGTCAAAAAGAACGTTAAAAAATATCAAAGATAAAGTTTCAGAGATGAGAGAATCTTCGTCTGAAGAACTTGTCAGGGTATCCGGTCCCAAAGATGCTCGAAAAATTATTGACGGCAACCTACCGGCATCGGTTAAAACAGAAAAAGAAGCGTACACAATCTTGACGGAACTTGCAAAAATGGCAAACGAAGCCAAAGAAAAGGGAACAGATGCTCCTAATTACGATTTTTGTAAAGTTTCCATTCCGGGAACAAACTTGTTTTGCGGTGACTCTAAGGGAATCCCTAGAAAAAAAATGCCTCAGTTTAGTGGTGAGCCAACTCCCGGTTCACCAGCAGATTCAAGACCCAAAAACAAAAAGGGAGAAGTTGACGGAACAGATGACTTCATCAAACACATGGAAGCAAAGGGAATAAAAATTGAAGAAAAACAAGTTCTCGCTTCAGAACTAAGAGCATCACAAAATGAACTAGTTGGAGAAAAAGTTGCAGGAATGATGACCAATGAAGACTTTGACCCTGCAGGTGAAGCAATTTTTGTTAGCCGAGATGGTTATGTTATTGACGGTCACCATAGATGGGCTGCTCAGGTCGGTCGTGACCTTGAAGACGGAAACATTGGCGACCTTCCATTGAACGTAAGAGTTGTGGATATGGATATTGAAGAAGTACTTGAAGAGGCAAACAAGTTTGCTTCCGAATTCGGAATTGCTCCCAAAACAGCAGGAAACGATGCAGTTGCCGTAAAGTCAGTTTTTGTCAATATTAGATTTAAACAACTTGGCGAACCAATATTAAAACAAAATCAAAAACCAGAAGAAGAAAAAAGCACAAAGAAGCAAAAAGTAAGAGTCGTTGTACCCAAGGGCTCGAAGGCAAAAGTTGATAAATCCGGCGACATACTTATACCTCCTGGAAAAATGAAAGTAACCGGAATTGATGAAGACGGTGTTGCTGAAGCGGAAATAACAGAACAAATGTCTGCTGTTGATTACATGAAAAATGCAGAAAAACAACTTTCTGAAAAAATGAAAAACATTACTGACGAGAGAGTTAAAAAACTTATTTCTTCTGACATCACTAAATACAAGAAATCAAAAATAGATAAAATCATTTCTTCTCCCGACAATGGTTATTCCAATACGTCTAATGGAGTTTTGGAAAAAGCAAACACGATAATTGAAAATGCCTCCAATATGGGATACGCACTCTTTAACGAAAAAGACGTTTATGTTTCTGGTCAAAAAATTCCAGTAACAGAATATTATGATTTATTCTTAAAATCAATTAATAATATAATTTTAGAGATAAAAAAAGATTTAGATAATGATTTGTTTCCCGAAGATAAGCAACTTAACAGTTTCATAAAATCAAATTCAGAATCATACATATATTCAATATTGGAAGAAATGTCAGTTTCTTTATTTGAAAAAATAGACAGAAGAGCAAGAATATCAATGTCTCGTTCTTCTTTGCAAGAATTCTTAACATCTGGAAGAATTGCCAACGTCGATGTTGATAGCAAGATGCTTTCCGAAATGAAGAAAAACAGAGACACGATAATAGGTGGAACGGTTTCTTCTACCGAATTTTCACTTACGCCAGTGAATTTAATGCATGAATCTAAAACAAGACTTATTGAAGAATCTTTGTATTTTGCTGGGACAAGGGTTGGTTCCGAAGAGTATGCAGATTACGGAAGAGGAATAGAAGTTGTTCTTAGGTCCGAGAACGCCAAGCGCATAGGCTATGGCCGTTTTGATAACGAAGAAAATGAAGGATTGTATTCCCTCATTACCGACGACGATAAACAAAGAATTGTTATGACCATGTTTGGAAACGTTGTTAAAAATTCAAAACAAGCAAAAGAGACAATTCTTTTGGCAATTGATTCATACTTAAAGAAAGATTATTATAATTTCTTAAAGTCCGATGAAGGTGACACCCTAGAGGGTTTCATAGTTGGAGAAATAAACCTTAACGATATTGAGCACATCAAAATACCGGTGTCAATATTTAAAGTTACCAACAAACCCGTGTCACCGTCTCATCCTATTGCTGGCAAAAAAAGAATATCTAACATCTTTAAAAAAAGAGGGATGACAGATTCAGCAATAAAAGAGTTTTTTGATAAAGGCGGAATGATAGGCGGAGGCTTTAATCCAAAGTATTTAATTTATTTACTTGAAATTGAAGCAGCGCAAGAACTTAAAGATAGATTAATTTCGTTTGGTGTTCCTGAAGTAATATTTACCAACAAAAACGGAATTGACATCATGGCAGAAAAGACATGGTTTACTCCTGCTCCAGATTCTAAAAACGGTATAGACGCACTTAGAAAACTTGCCAAAATGGAAATAGATGTTATTATGGAAAAAACGGTTCCTAAGAACAAGGAAAATGCCAGAAAAGAAAAGTCGCTTCTATGAAAGCCATACTTGTAGGAACAATGGGAGATGAACATAAATTATATTATGTTATTGACTCTTCTTCTGAAAAAATGGACGGAGTCTTGTCGGACGGCATAAATCCAAAACTTGTAAATTTTTGGAAGACGGCAGTAAGGCTAAACGGGCTTACGTTAATTAAATCAAGTAATTTTCATAAATTTTTATGGGATAACGAATATTCAGAAGATGAAGACCAAGATAGATGGAAAAGAATTTTTGTAACAAAAACGCAAAAAATACCAGAAGATTTGTTATCTGGTGTCACAATAGTAAATGATGTTCTAAAATCAAAAATGAAATCTAAATCAATTAATCAAAGAGTGCACGAATTCAAAACATTACTGGAGACACAGAACGTGTCAATGGTTCGTCAGAAATATCAAAAAACGTTCATTGTTGATAGTACGGAGAAAAAATGACAACATGGTCTGAATACAGCGGTCGGGTCTCCGGTTTTAAATTTGAGCAAAAAATGCCACAAGACTTGATACTGGACATACCTCAGGAAAAATTTACCGGCGACATAATGAAGGGTCGCGGTCCAAGAAGAGGAAACCTAGAGCGTCTTTTGCGCTACTGGCGTCCTATTATGAAAAAATCTGGAGGCTTCACCAGGTGTAAGGCTATTCTTGCCGACCACCCGGAACTCTATCCACTAAGCAACATATGTGCATGGCTGCATCACGAAACAACTGGCCTATGGCCAAACGAGGGATGTCATCATCCAGACATGAAAAACTGCAAAAAGAAGATGAAAAAAATTTCTGGTTGGTCTGATTCTGAATTCTCCAAAAGAGTGTCCAGGGCTGCTAAGGGAAAGCCTGGAAAGAAGTCAGACGACATAGACGTGGAATATAAATATGACAATTACGATGACGTGGTTACCGCAGAGGACGAAGAGTACGCTGCAAAAGTAATGTCTGGCTTTGTGGATATGGAAGAAAATTTTTGCAAGACAATTATGGATGATGAAAACTGGGAACAAGAAGGAGAACCTAATGTTTGATTCAAGTGATTTAAAATACGTTAAAAAAAGAATTTCTTTCATCGGCACAAAGTCCCTAAACCGGAACCTGTCTATTATTAAATTAAAACTAAACGGCGACCAAAATGTAATTGATTACAAAGCATTGTCTAGACGTTCGGGATTGACAAGAAAATACGGAGTCAAGGTTGGTCTACTGGGAACACACTCTCCGATAGGTCAAGGAGCGCAGGCTATTGGTTCTACCGTAATTCCAGGAAACATGAGTCCCATACGAAGCCCTATCAGGTCTGGCGCATGGGCTGCAATAACTCCCGGAAAACCAAACATTCCAGGCAGGGCACCTGGTGGCGATGGGGTATCTCGCTGTCCTGAGGGGTATCAATACGGAGGAAGATTTACGGATAATAGACTTTCTACTTGCGGAGCCAAACTTTTTGACCTCCCTTCTGCTCTCGGTTTAGCAATTGGGGCGATTAGAAAACTTGCTCGTGGTGTTGGTGCTGCAGCAAGAGTAGATTCTCAGCAAATTGGAGGAGAACCAATGCCTGAGAGCATTGTTCAGAGCCGCAGGCCTCAAATACCAAGAGTGGGTAACGAAAACAGAGCAGCCGGTATTGCTGCAGCAAAAAACCTAGTTTCCGAGATTGGTAGAGCCGATAAACCTGCAGTAAGAATGGTTCGCAAAGACGGTTTTGTACTAGAACCAGTTGTTGCTGCATCTGTTCTCCGTGCAATTCCAGACAACAGAGACATGGAGGGAGCCACGTATATTCTTTCTGTTCAAAGCGTTAATGAAATAGGTGGACAAGAACTTGGACTTCTATCAAACACGGGAATTACAAAATTAACTTATGTTATGGCTGGAGGGTCTCAAATAAATCTTGAGAAGAAAAGACCATTGACTGTTGGTGAAAGAAGAAAACTCGGAAGAACCGTTAACTCCGCTGCAAAAATTAGCGTAGAAAACGACCCAACCGCACGCCTTAAAGAAGTAGTCAACCAGACCGGCGACGGAATCGGTTATTCAGAGAACTTTGTCAACATTAAAAACCCAAATGAAATCGTGTCTAAAAATGGACGTTCAATACCAAGATGGGCAGATGAGTTATTTGGAAAAGGTAAGAAGGCAAAGCCGGTTGCTGAGTCACTCAGGGAAACCGATAGCGAATCTCAGATTGGAAAAAATGTTTCAAATATTGACAGTGCGGTTTCTATTATTTCAGGAGGCGGAAATCTTAACGAAATAGACCCAGTCGTACTCGGAGAAGCAATATCGAAAAGCAATGTATTTAAATTACAAAAACTTGATGCCAAGAGAACGCTTGTTTCTGGTCCAAAAGGTTCCAAATACACGATGTATTCTCCTTCGGCAGAGTACGAACACATTGGTCAAAAGATTGCATCAGATTTTCAACAGTTTATGGGTCTGGAGTCTCCTGACGTGTTTTTTGTCGGCACGGGAACAAAAAGGAAATACCTTGTTGAAGACCCAGGAAGCATTATTCGCGGGTATCAAGTAGATAGAAGAAAAACTTTCTCTGATTACGAACCAAGCGATGTTGCCAAAATGTTGGTTTCAGACTGGATTACGGACCAGAGAGTAAGAGACCCTGGTTCAATCATTCCTGTTTCCAACGGGCAAGACACAAAGCCTGTTGTAACCAACAACTTTACTTCGCTGTTAACGGATTTGGATAAAATCAAAATTACAGAGCGAACAAAGATGACAATTAAAAATTTCTTGGATTTGCCCGGTAATGACAAGTATTTATTGTATTATCAAAGATTAAAGAAAGAACAGCAATTGTCTTTTAGAAGAGAAATAGATGCTTTACTATTAAGAGCAAGAAAATTTAACTTTACCCAACTAAAAACAAGACTTTATAGCGATGGTTCTTTGTCAAGTGCTGAGAAAACACATCTCAATATCGTGGGTAGAATTATTGAAACTAGAATCTCTATTTATGAAAACTCTAGACAAACATTTATCGAAATTTTTGGAGACAAAAAATGAAAAAAATATCAACCTTGTTTGATGCTCTCCGTAATGAAAAGTTTGCTATTGCCGTTCAAGACGAATACGGAGTCAAATACTACGGATACGAGGGCCAAGGAAAAGAATGGGCTCAATGGGCCAACTCTGTTGAATCAAAAAGCCTTGAGGACTCACAAGTACCATCGGGAATAATTCAAGGTCCATACAAGAACGTATCTGACGAAGAAATAAAGTCTTTGATTGTTTCTTTTGGATATGGCAAAAATTCCGACTCCAATTTCGTAAAGTCAAAATCTTATTCCCATTCTGTGTCAATAAAGTTTAAAACAAATTCTCTGGTTCCGGAAGTAATGGACACCCCAATCGGGTATTTTTTAACCAGCCAATACGCATCTTCCGTAACATACAAATGTTTATCTATGAGGCATTTTATTAAAGAAGGAAGTTTCCTTCATGAGGCAAGAGCAAACAATTACGCATTTAACTTTAATAAATCAATGTACAACGCTGCTCCCAACAGTCAACAAAACAAGTCTTTGCGTCAAAGAACAGATTTAAATGTAGGCCGTTCATCGGAACGTAGAATAGGCATAAAATTAAAGTCTTTTATCAACAACACTTCTAGCGAAAGAACTATTGTTGGCATTGTGGGCTCAATGGAGACTAAAAGCATTGAGAATGATTTAGAAATAAAAGGAATTGGCGACACCATTGGTTCTGGCTCAAGAATTGCTAGAAGAGCAGGTCGCGCAGCAACAGTAAACTTTGACCCCAAAGCATGGGATGGTGATGGCGACGGCATTGTTCAAGAAGGTACGCCATTCCAACGGCCAGCAATTCCTGGCGTAAACGACCGTGCAACTGGTGGTGATGTTGATGTTTCTGCCGCAATGCGCGCCTGGATTAAAAATACGCCGCTACGCTCCACGTCATCTTCTCCAAAACCACCTTCTGGAAGAAGGATGACTACTGCTCCAGGGACTCCTCCTGCAAGAAGAGTAATGACAACCGCTCCGGGAACTCCGCCCAAGAGAAGAGCAATGACGACTGCTCCAGGAACACCGCCCAAGAGAACAGTAATGACAAATACTTCTGCTCCGAAGCCTCCTGCACCAAGAAAGCCGGGAGCGCAACCAAGAATTGAAAAACCAAAAGTTTCTTCACCAAGACCTCCAGCGCAATCTAGGTCTGTTTCCAAAAGAGTGGGTGAAGCGCGAGCGCAAAGACAAGTAGAAGGTTTTGCATCTCGTTCAGGAAAATCTAAAGCAAAAATCAGACCTGGAAAAGACAAAGCACAAGAAACAGATGGTGCAATATTTGAAAGCCTTGATGACGCGCAAAAACAAACGGTTATAGAAAACCTTAAATTGCGTTATCAGGAAATACAGGACATGGTAAAAGAAAATGTTCCTGGCGAATCACAGTATGACGAAAGTTGGTTTACAACATTTCTTAGAAAAAGCAAGAAAAAGGGATTCGTAAGAACCGATGCAGACGGAAAACCCCTCAGTGAAAAATCCAGAATTTCTGGTGAACTTTTTGAGTCTTTACGGTTGAATATTGGCGACTTGATTCCTGAAGTTCAAGATGAAATTGACAAGATTACTTTAGACTTGAAGACCGAAACAAGGCCTACGGAAATAAAAAAACTTACAAATCAAGTAAAAGAACTTGAAAGCGAATTAAAATTTTATAACGAAACTCTTGAAGACCTTCAAGTTTTTGATGCAATGTATGAAACTGACGACTACAGCCTTATAGAGCAATTAAGCCCAGAATCAAGAAGTCGTGCTTTTGCAAGAACGGTTGGTAGACAAAAAATCAAACCTTCCGCAAAGGCCTCAAAAGAAAAAACATACGATTACAAAGACCCGTTTGAAGGTCAGCAATTACCTAAAGAAATTTCTTTTAAAGAACCTTCTTCATTCTTTGAAACAACAAGAACTTACTCAAAATCAAAAAGAGCAATAATAGGTACAAAAAAGAGTAACAAACTTGAAGAATTTAGAAAAAGAGTTCTTGAGAATGCTGAAGCAGCAAAGGAAAAAAGAGAACTTCGCAAAGCACGAAGAGGTCGTGCCATTGGTATTGGTGGCAAACGAACTGGGCCTAGCAGAAGAGAAGAAGCGAGAAGAAAACTACGTCGTGCCGGTAGAAAGATTAAGAGAAAGTTTAGTGGAGCCCCAACCGAAGCAGACATTCAAAAAGAAATCAATGCAACAAAAGACGCCAACCCAACTGTGTTTGGAAACGGCAAGGGCGGCAAGCCCAAAATAAATGCAGCATCAATAAAGATTCTGTCAGCATTACGGAGAAGTAAAACAGACAAGGATGAAGACGGTGTCGATTTAACAGAAGGTCAAAAGGGTCAAAACGCAGGTGGCAGGCTTGGAAACATGTGGAATGCGCAAGGATACAACGGACTTGCAGAACAGATAACACAAGAAGATGCGGAATTCCTTATCTCTCAGGGATGGAAACCGATTAAGCGTGGACACGGCATGCCTAAGCCGCCCAACAACAATAGAGAGGGAGCAATTGGTTATATCGACGACTACATTAACGACCCGGACAGATTTGTCACAGGAGAAGGCGGAGCAGTATACGGTCCTGGAGAATACTGGTCTAGACCAGATGGTGGTTGGGATGGCTATTTGGCCGAAGGAATGGGAACACTCGCCTTAATCTCACCAGATGCACGGGTTCAAACAATAGAACAAAGCGGTAATTTAGCAAGAGAACACAGAAAAGCATGGACCAAGGTAGGAATAGCGCTTTCAGGTATTGGTGGCGGCAACATCAGTGCAAAAGACATGGACCCACAGGATTTGGTGAAAGAATTAAAAGCCGCTCTTGCTAAAGACTTCACTGATGGTGACCCATTTTGGTCTAGCGAAGTTGGTGAAGTAATGTCTCAATTCTTTAGTTTCATGGAAAGCGCTACTCCTGGAGAGAGACAGCAGATATGGAACGCCATGCAGTATCTGCTAGAAGCAGCAGACGAGCATTCTCACTTTGTTTCTATGCTTTATGGATACGATGGAGTTGACCATTTAGGAAATGACCCAGTTATCTGGTTCAACAGAGGCGCTTTTGCTATCGTTGACGAAGCAATGACATTATCTGAAATAAAAGAACTAGCAAAGGCAAAGGTGTAAACATGAGCGATGAATTTATGGAAAAACACAAAGAGTATTCTCTTTATCTTGATTACCCTCCTTTTTCTACGTCTAGAAAAAAAACTGAAGAATACGCAGGGGATTGCAAGAAAGAAATTAACAGAATATTTTCTTTATCGGACGAGGAAAAAGAAGATGCAAGAATGTTTTCAACAGTTGCTGCCAAGTGGGCCGATGACCTTGATGAAGCGCGCCTGTATCAAAAAAGGTACGGCGACAGTATTAAAGGGAAAGAAGAAGCCCAAAAAGTAGTTTACGAAATGGAAGGCAGAATAGAAGCAATCAAAAATCACACAGATGAAGATGTTTACACCCCATACGGACGTGCACACCTGTTTGACCTGAACGACTGAGATTTGACTATCTAAAGTGAATAATGAATTTATTTACAAACTGCTTGCAATAAGACAAGCATCGAACATGGGTTGTAATGGCGCACACCAAAACACACACGGTGAATGGATTCCATGTTCTTCCATTAAGCAATATCTTTCAATCAATCAGCCCCAATTGGTTAAATCAAGAACAACAATTCTTGAAATGGAACGCAGGTCTTCTCTTAGAAAGAAAAAAGGGAAGAAAAGAAGAAAAGGGTGGGAAAAACTTCGTGAACGTGGTGTCGGTGGAATAGATAGCACTCTTGGGGTCGGACTTCATTCTTGGGATGGAAGACAGGGCAGAAATGTCAATTTGATACGGGGTGGAATAATACCGCCACGAACAAACGGTGCCATGTCTACAAAAACATTAGAAGAAAAAGGCGAACAATACTCTCCTCGTGACAACGACACTGACGTATTTATTGATATTGAATCGGCCAGAAGAAGAGCCCGTCAAATTGGATGCATCGGGGTTAGCAGAAGAACGTCAAAATCCGGCAAAGCAGTTTGGATGCCATGCACCAACATGTCCGATTACAACAACCTTACTGGCATGTCTGCTTTAGGAAAATTAAATCAAGAAAAACGAACACAATCAATAGTGAGAACTATATTGTCGAACGAACTAAAGAAAAGAAAAAAGAGTCTTGTAGAAGAGATACTCGGCAAAGCAATAGGACCAAAAATATCTGGGATTTCAAGATTTGCAGCAAGAAGTATCACTCAAAGATTTGACCCCAAAGCAGAGGACGGGGATGGCGACGGAACCCTGCAGGATGGAACTACGTTCGAAAGACCCAATGTTCCTAATGTTCCAAAACTTGAACCCGCAAGAGAAACACCAGTTTCTAAATCGACCATATCTGCTGTTGGTAAATGGTTTAAATCAACCAGTAGTTCGGATAGGGAAAAGTTAACTGGAGGTTCAATAGAAGATTTCGGTGCAAGAGCAAGAAGCACAAGAGGTTTTGCCTCTTCTTCAAAACCTCCTCAAAAAGAATCTGTAAAAATTGAAGGTGTAGAAAACCCAGATGCCTCAGACACGAATCCATTCAGAAATTTGGGTGGCAGAAAAATGGGAGAAATAATTAGAGGTCTCGTTAAGCCGTCCAATAAAAACAAAAAAAAGAGAACCACTTATCTGATTGGAGGAACAACCGGAGGTGGTAAATCAACAGTTCTTGACGACCACCTCGTTGTTCAGGGGCTTGTTCCATCAAGAGAAGAATCTGCTCATGTTGACCCAGATTTTATAAAACTTGGATTGCCCGGATACAACGATGGTGCAGGAGCGTCGATGGTTCACGATGAGTCACTCAGGTCTGCTCAACGGACCATGGATGACGCAAGACAGGAAGGAATGGACGTTGTTGCTACTGGTGCTGGCTCAACAAGGCAGCGAGCGATGATTGCTCAGGCTAGACAAAACGGCGACAGGGTTGTTGCCCACTGGGTGCATATTCCGGCAGAAGAAGCATCAAGAAGAATGAAGGAAAGACAGAAGGAAACTGGAAGAACAATACCTGACCAATCAAGTCATTTTGCCAACTCCATACCAAGAATGGTTTCTGACGCAACAGCCAATGGCGAGGTTGACGAGTTTTATATTTGGGATAACAATGTAGAAAAAGGTAAACCTCCAAGATTGATTGCATCTTTTAAAGATGGAAAATTAGAAATATTGGACCAAGAAAAACTTGACGAGTTTATGAAAGGTAACAAACTTTCTCCAAAAGCAAGAGAAGGAGATGTTCTTTCTGATGGAGAACTGGAAGCATTAAAAGAATCAGACGAGTTCTTGGGTACTACTTCTAGTTCAAAACCTAAAAAGGGCGGAAGGTATACACCGCCCAAAAATGCACCACAAAATAAACCATCTTCTCCGCTACCTGGCGCTCCAGGAGCAGTTCCGCCACCCGGTATTCCAGGAGCAGTTCCGCCACCCGGTATTCCAGGAGCAGTAGGAACTACGAATCAAGGCGCTATCGGTGCACGTAGTCCTTTTGGTGAAGACCCAGGTATGGGAATCAATACGTCCCTATCTCAGATACAGGACATAGATAAAATAATAGAAGACCGTGTACTTGCTTTTGTTGCAAAACTAACTGACAGACTTACAAAAAAACGAGACGGTTCTCCTAAAGACCCACTCGGTTACGTAATAAAAAAACTTGCAAAAACGTTGCAAGGAAGTTCATACGCACGAGAAGAATCAATTGGTGGAAGAGAAGGCCCAGCGGCACCAATTTCAATATCACGCTTTTCACTAAAGGGACAACTTGACACACCAGAAGGTATTGCAAAAGTAGTAAAAAATTTTGTTCCAATTAGAAAAAATTCGGAAACGGATGATGATTTTGCTTCAAGACTTTTTGAAACAATACCTATTTTAAGGTATACGTTAATTTCCGGTAGACAAGATGGAGAAAGTCAGTTAAAAGATTTACTACAAAGAATTGGATATGACCCAGTTGAACAAAAAAATCTAAGAAAAATCTTGCAAGAAGAACTGACAAATAACAAAGCATTTAGGGAACTTGTTGAAGAATTTGGTCTTCCAATGTTTATTGGCGGCAACGGTATGCCCGACGGTCAACCAATGGGGGGCACTTCCGGTTACCATACTGCAGGTGCCGGTTTGGTTGTAATGAGTAAAGACCATGTTAAGAAGGGTAGTCACGAATCGATAGGGTCAACCCTTGAAAAACCAAAATTTGACACTCTTCAAGAAACGCTTAGACACGAGTGGTTTCATTATCTAGATGCAGTATTTATGGCTTCTGACTCAAAAACACTTGACGTTAGAAAACAGGTATACCTTGCAGGACTAACGGAACTAGCAAAAGACCCAGAGTCTGTTGTTAGAAAAATTATTGGCGGTAAAGATTTGCCTAAGTATTTAGAAGAAAGAATATTAGGCTCCCTAAGTCGGGAGATTAGAAAGGCCTATCCTGGGTGGAGTGAAGACAAGGTAAGAGTAGAAGCAATGGAATTTTTCTCTAAAGAATTGAAAGAACGAAGAGCGGAGTTTGTAGCACAATTAAATGACACCATAGACGGCATTTTGTTTGACGAAGACATGATTGATGAAATACTCAGGGACAGGGGTGGGGTCTTTGATGCAATTGCAGGAAAATATTCTGAGTATGCCAGGTTTGGTCTTCATGAACTCATAGCAGAGGTTGGAAGAATGATTACATCAACTCCGGCAGAAAGAGCAAATCCAAACAATAATATTGGAAAAATAGATGATTCCACCGTTGATTTACTGGAATCACTATTCCCATCTATCGGTAGGTCTCAGTGGTTAAATATTATTAGAATTTCTTACCCTGGAATCCAGATAAAAGTTTTGAGGAACAAATGACATCATTAAATTCAAAAGCAACATCTTCTGACATAAAGAAGATGAAAATTAACGAACTTGAACGTATTATTGCTGCTTTAAGGGCTACGGGTCAAGACGAAGAAGCCGAAGAGTTAGAGGAAATTAAGCCAACCATTGATGGATTAATTGAAGATTTATACAGTTTAGTTGACAACGAGCCAGACGAAATAATCAAAAAACTCTTTGGTTCACGAATTTCCAAATTAGACAAACCTTAGGAATAATTACAATACTTACACCATGAACACCACAAATAGCGTTATTATTTCTCAATAGGGCTTGGTGCTTACCTGGGCCGTCCAACTAATAAACAAAAACCAATTCCAACCAGGAGAAAAATACAATGTCAGACCAAGCAAGACTTTCAGAATTGCAATCTGCCCTTCGCGCCAAGATGGCCGATAACAAGGCAATTGCAGACTCGTTCCGTGTAGAAGACGGAACCGTTGTTGTTTCAGCACAACAAAAATCAGCATTCGACAAAAACATGTCAGATATCAAGGAAATCAAGAGCCTTATTGAAGGCGTTGAAGCAATGAACACAATTGAGCAGTGGGGTTCGCAAGCACCAACTGAATCAGTTGCTGTTGCCGCTGCTGCAGGCTACTCAGTAAAGGGACTCGGAAGAAACACCAGCATTGGTGACCTTTTCCTTGCATCCACAGAATTCAAGAGCCTTCAGAATGGTAAGAACGGTGCAAACATGGTTTCACCTTTCCAGATTCAGGCTTCTTTGACAACCGGCATGCGCTTCAAGGATGTCTTTTCAGACCTTCCAGGCGGCGTAGGCAGCGGAACGATGGGACACGGCGCAGATGCAATCTTCGGCGGCGTTCAGCGTGACCCAATGGTAATGCCACCACAGCGCATCAAGCGCGTTCGTGACTTGTTCCCAGCACGCACCACAACTGCTGCTGTTATTGAATACTTCCGTATGCTTGGCTTCACAATGCCAGGCGGCGGAACAAACAATGCTGGAACAGTTCCTGAGCGCAATGCAGCAGGTTCAGCATTCGGTTCAAAGCCACAGTCTTCAATGGTATTCGAAGGCCACCAGGCCCCAGTACGTACCATTGCTCACTGGGAAGCAGCACACCGTAACGTCCTTGCAGACGAGCCACAGTTGCGTTCAATCATCGACAACGAATTGATGTACGGTCTCCGTCTTCAAGAAGATGCACAAATCCTCAACGGTGACGGTCAAGGCGAAAACCTTACTGGTGTTCTTCAGACTTCAGGTATCCAGAACTACTCATGGTCGTCAGGCGCATACTCTGCAACAGCAGGAATGTCAGACACCAAGGCTGACGCAATCCGTCGTGCCGCTACTCTGGCGTTCTTGGCTTACTACGAGCCATCTGGTGTTGTAATGCACCCGAACGACTGGGAAGACATTGAGTTGACCAAGGACGGCAATGGCCAGTATCTCGTTGCAGTTTCAGTTGCAATGGGTGGCGAGCCAAAGGTATGGCGTTTGCCAATCGTTGAAACTCCTGCAATTCCAGAAGGAACAGCCCTTGTCGGCGCGTTCGGTACTGGTGCTCAGTTGTATGACCGCGAACAAGCAAACATTCGTATCAGCGAACAGCATGCTGACTTCTTCGTACGCAACGCAATCGTTGTGCTCGCAGAACAGCGCCTCGCTCTTGCGGTAAAGCGCCCAGAGTCATTCGTCAAAGTATCATTTGACGCTGCTCCATCAGCCTAATAACTACTAAGCGGAACCCCGCTCATGCCTTCGGGTGTGGGCGGGGTTTTTGCTTTTTGTGAGACAATTAAAACATGCCACCTTAGGGCTAATCCAGGAAATCTCTCGTCCTTGTTTTGAAGGCGGGGGATTTCTTGTTTAATAGGAGTATCTGGGTCTTTTGTGTTTATGAACTACAATTTGTTTATGACAAAAGATATTAAGTGTTATGCCTAGAAGAGAAGAAGAAGAGCCTCTGGATAAATACATCCAGTACGTTAGTAAACTAAGAGGACAACCAGAAGACTTCGAAGATTGGGCTATTGACAACAAGGTCAAACTGCCCCCCAAGAAGAAGAAAACAGACAAGGAATCATATGACTACCCCGAGTGACGAGAGTATGAAGAGCAAAGAGAACTTCAGAAAGTTCATTAAAAACAATTTTGGGACACAAGGTTTTTCAGAAGAAGAATATTCCGCTTGGCTTGAGAAATCAAAAAATTCAAACCCTGGTGCTAATCCCAACAATCCATGGATTGCTCAGGAAAGAAAAAAAGAGCGAGAAATTTAATGCCTGTATATTCTGAAGACAAAGACAATAATGAGAATGCTAAAAATTCTCAAAAAAAAATTAATGATTCATTAAAAAAGTTTAACGATTTTCTACTCATTGCATCCACCTTAGAAGGCGAAGCACCGGTTAGAGATGCATACAAAGCGGTTTTCGGTGTGGACAGACCAGACCTTGACCCCAGCACTCCAGAAGGAATGAGAGTAAAGAACAACATGAATGCTTACATGGGGAAAAAAGAAGATTAAAATGAGTGATGCAATAATTTCGTTTGAAGATAGTCAGTGGGATTTTTTTGACCCAGAGTATTCCATTCAACTAAGAACAAACTATCCCGAACTGTGGTCTATGGGCGGCGGGGAAAAAAGCGACTACGTCCACGAAGTACTTGTATCAATATATGAAAACGACGGAGTAGCAGAAACTCCCGAACAAGTAGAAATACTTGAATTACGTGAGTCGTGGATTAAAAGACACTTTGAAGATTTAACCCCCATGGGAAGTATTGCTCAAGTAAAATGGCTGGCTGTTTCTTACTACGGTGAGGGTTGGCAAAAAAAGACAATCAACGAGCAGGTAACAAGATTCCATGCACGACAAGATTGGCTTCTTGAAAAAGGTGGTCCGTGCTGGGAAGGCTACAAGCAAGTTGGAACTAAAAAGGGAAAAAGCGGGAAAATGGTTCCGAACTGTGTTCCGATTGAAATCAAAAGCGCACAACTAAAAAACCCTAAAGGCGGACTTACTGCCGCTGGAAGAAAATTCTTTAAAAGAACCGAAGGTTCAAATCTTAAACCAGGCGTAAAGGGTGCTGCTGATACTCCGGAAAAGATGAGAAGAAAAGGTTCATTCCTAACCAGATTCTTTACTAATCCATCAGGTCCCATGAAAGACGAAAAGGGTCGCCC